CGTAACCAAAGTAATAACCCTTACCGGATACAGCGGCTGAGCCTACTGTAATTGTAAAGGATAGAGTTTTGTTACCCCATGTGCTGTAAAACTCTTGTAGGCTAATAGTGTTGGCTGTGGAAATAGCATCGTTAGGAGTAATATCTGGAACATTACTACCACCTCTGTACAAGGTGTTAAATGATACAGGTACTCCTGTACCAAATGCTGTTTGTAAATCTTGAAATGAAATGGGTCCCGATGAAGGTGTTGGCATGTCGTTGCTCGCAAAGTTAATTTATAACTATTTAGCAGGCCAACACCTTAGGGGTTTTAGATTATTGAGAACAGGTGCGTGAGCGTGTAATTGTACCGTCAGGATTTTGAATTTCGGTCCAAGGTGTGCAATTTTGACTTTGTCCATAATATGGTGTAGATTGTTGTTGTACGACAACTGGAGGCTGTTGAACAATAACCGGATTGGTGTAAATAGGCGGACGGCTTAATTCATAGCCAATAACTCCACCGATAATTGCAGGAGCAACCCAATTACCGCAACCATAACAACCACCTCTGTAATATCCACCATGCTGGTGGTGCCATTGGGCACTTGCTGTTCCTGTTACTGCTAATAATGCTAATACTGTAAGAATCTTTTTCATAATCTTCTCCAAAATTTTGACGGAACCCTAGGGCATGAACGGCCTCCGTCTGACCTTAGGGTCTTGCACCCTAGCAACCAGTTACACTAGTTTACCCCCAGGGGCACATATATTTAACGCCTTAGCGGCCAGTTTCGCTGACTAGTTTTGCAACGATTTGAAGGTTTTCATAGGCACGTTTTACCGCAGGGTGAGTCATTAACTTTTCTGCTTCCTCTTGCATGGCCTTTACACCTGCTTCGGCAATTTCTCTAGCACTGGGGATTTCAATATAATAAACTTCGTCCCCAAATGCCTTGGCCAGTGCCTCCCAAGCCTTCTTTTGTTTTTCTGTAATTGGAGTTTTACGAGGACGCATTTCGCTGGCCTTTACAACTGCTGAACTAATAGCATCCTCGGCAACACGGCCTGCGGCAATCATTGCGGCATAATTAGGATCAATTCTATAACGGCGACTACTGCCTCCTGGATAAACCATAACCAAGTGAGTACCCTTTGGAAAACTATTCATCCAATCTTCATTGTACTCTGCAACTGGGATATAACGTCTTCCGACTTTTTCATAGTATGTCTTTGTCATTTTTTTTCAATCTAATTAAAGGGTTGTTAATATCAAAAAATAATCTAATAGTAAAATTAGCCAAATCAAATTCCCACCACTTTCTCCCAAAGTTGTAGTTATCTGTTTCACCGTGATGATTATTATGGAATCCTTCACCGTGACTCCAAATTCCCCATATCCAATTATTCCAACTGTTATCGTTTGTACTATATCTTCTATAACTTCCCGGGAAATTACAATGCCCAATGGTGTTCAGCATGCCAGCGGCAAGATGGAAATATCCTGCGGCACCTAGTACTAGCAATGTTAATTTCCAGTTAATCAATAAAGTTGCTAAAATTATACCAATCCAAATATTGTAATAATTCTGTTCAATAAAAATTAAATCTCGGTCGCGCATGAGATCTCTTACATTCATGCCAACACCCTGTTTTTTAAACCATTCAAAATCATTAAATTCCCAGAGACCAAAGAAAGAACTCCAAATATTATTTTTAGGACTGTGAGTATCATTTAATTGATCGCTGTACTTATGATGATGCCTATGATTCATTGCATACGATACAGGACTCTTAGCAGATAATAGTACAGATATATATGCTAGAATTTTATGTCTGATTGGACCGGTTTTAAACGATCTATGAGAAAAATATCTGTGCATGGCAATATTATTTGCAAATAATTTCAAAATGTGAAAATAGATAAACATTGCCCAAAACCATGTTATATCATATTCTATAAAATAAATTATTGATGCGAGACATGCGATATAGCATATCCCTAAAAAAGATCTATTTTTAAAAGTAGAATCAATTCTCACTTGGTTTTAAACCATTACTGTGTTTATCTGTAGTCTTTTCTGTATCTTGAAAAAGACGTTTTTCTTGCTGTGTAAGTTTATCTTTATGTGTTTTACGTGGATTACCGCACAGATAACATTCTGGATTACCGCAGTCCATTGCGTGATGCTTGGCTAGACGATGTGGCTCTTTGACCACTTTGTTGTCGTCTGGGAAATGAGTATGCGATTTGGCAATTTTGAGTTGCTTTCTAATAGCATTTTCATCTTTTTGGCGACGACGGGAATTTAGGTATTTTGCCAGTTCATTTGCCATTTGCTGTCTCCTTGCTATTAGTATAGCATTATTTTACCGTAATGTCAAGCATTACTTAAATCAAATAAACCAGTAACACCTGGTCCTTTGGCATTCTTGTCGTTCATAAATGTACAAACTTGCCCACGGTTACCTGCTTTATTAAAACTAATATGATGCCACGGCATTCCTGTTCCTGTAGTTTTATACTCTAGTAAAAATTGATCGTACTTGGCATTATCTTTTACCCAAAGTGCTCGAGTATAATATTCTGCCTTACTTGCTTTGGCATATTGAATATCACAGGCCATACCTAGTGGGTGTTGGCTAGTTGGGCTACCCGATCCACGTTTTCTAAACGAACAGGTCATGAATGCATCTGGATATTGTTTCTTAATTGGATCGAAACAGTTAATAATTAGCAGTCGGAGATTGTCGCAGACTTCCTGTACCGATACTCCATTCTGCGGAGCAACGGTAGCAACGTCATACGGGAATATAACACCGGGCTGTTTGGTAACAGTTTTTACATAGTAGTTTATACCAGTTAACGGACCGACACAGAGTAGTGTATCATCAACAACTCCACCGACGGTTACATTGCCGTCTGTTACACCTTGTGTTACTCCAGCAGGTGGCGGTGCAGTATTTGATTGAGCAGGATTTGTTGTTGCCGCTGTACCTTTATCAATGTCTGCCTGTGTAATTACACCTGCGGCGATGAGTGCTTTTTGCTGTGCTTCTACTGCGTCTGGGCTATCAGCATCTCCTTCGATTGCTTCTGTAACTTCACTTTCTTGTGTAAATGTAGGAGCATTAATTGCAACATTTATTGCGGCAGCGGCACCTGTACCAGAAGGGCTATCCCATAAGGCTATAGGAATAAAATTAGCAAATACATTTGGACTGTGATATACGTCCGCAACTTCGGCTAATCCACTATCACCTTGACTTGTTCCACCTGGTACGTATGGCATACTTTATCTCCTATACACTTATTTAACGAAGTGCAATACCAGTTGTGCCCTGCATATATTGATCTGCGGCGTCTTTCTTGCTAGGTACTATGACAAATACATGTTCACGTTTAAGAGTTAATGTATCTCTATCTCCTAAAAATACCCAAGGAATCATTCCTAGGCCATTTCCACTCATGGTTAATGCTAACGGACGATTAATTGTGATTCCGTTTTGATCATCTTTTTCAAGCCTGGCAATTAGTTCATCACCGTTTATTAACTTGATACTTACAATATCGCCTTCTGCGATTGGTTTTTGAATTAACATATTTTCCTTTATTCTTCGCCTATTAAGCGTTCTAATGTTTTATAGTGTTCGTAGGCCTTTTTAAGGGCGGCAAATTTTTCTAGTTTTTCCGGACTAGGATCTTGTATAATGGCTAATCTATCTTCAATGGTTTTTAAAAGTTTTACAAGACTGTGACCTTTTACTTTGATATCACCTTCAAAGTCAGCGTCACCGGTGACCTTCAATGATGGTTGACTATAACTTGATGATACAGTTGTCCAACTAGATCCATTTAACCCGTTGCTGGTAAGATATGCACCACTTGAAGCCGTTGATGATATTGTAATATTTCCGTAGTTAAAATTAGTATTAGCCACAGACATATCTATTGTATAACCTAGAGAGTCTAGGTCAATCTCCGGAACGTTAATGGTAATGTTATCATCCATTTAGATGTGCCTTCAATTCTGTAAAGCCGCCAATAAGTTGATCGTCTAAAAAGATTTGAGGAACTGTACGTGCTGTAGGAACGGCTTCTAATAATTCTTCTTTAGTATACCCATCACCGATTTTCTTTTCTTCGAATGGGATACCTTTCATTGTTAACAATGCCTTTGCTTGATCGCAATAGGGGCAATGATACTTACTCCAAATAACTGCTTTCATTTTTATTTCCTTATAGATCTGGTAATTCTGCGTATTCGACTGCATCACTCATAACACCAATAACGTAGTTAGTACTTTCGTTTTCTTGTAATGCAGTTTGTTTCTTGTTAATATTCACGTGTTTATTAAACCATGGAATAGGACTACTACGTGGATGTTCATCTGCGTACTTGATACCAATTTCTTTTAATCGTGTAAACGCTGTGTAGTCAACAAAGTCTTTTAGAATAGTAGCATTAAGACCAATAACTGGTCCTTTACTAAACAAATAATCTGCCCAAGCCTTTTCTTCTGCAATAACATCTAAATACATTTGATATACCTCGGCTTCGCACTCTTCTTTAACTTTGACAAATCTTTCATCATCTTTGACTACATTATTAATTAACCAAGCCGTCCAGTCTGCGTGTAGAATTTCATCTTGTAGGATCAAACTGATGATGTTTCCATTACCGATGTAAATTTTATTTTCAACCATTGCTAATGAAGTAGCAAATGAAACCATAAAGCGTAGTGCTTCTAGTGCATAACTTGCATTTAATGCTAACCAGATTGCTTTAATGTAATCTTCTTCTTTAATTTCAATCCCGCACTCTTTTTTACAATTAAGTTGGTGGAGGTCTTCGTAGTAACGACCAATATTTGCGGCCATGTCTACGATTTCTTTAGTATCGTGAATCTTGTTAAATTCTTCTTTAGGTACGCCATAGACATTACGAATAATATGACTGTATGATTTACTATGGATGTTAGTTTCGAAGAAACTCCAGTTGCTTACAAGTGCTTCGAGTTCTGGAATTGAGATAACAGGACTAAACACTTGATTAGGGGCACGACCTTGAATACTGTCAAGTGCAGTTTGTCTTAACAAGTTGCTGGTAAAAATATGTTTAACGGCATCACTTGCTTCCTTATGATCCATTTTGTCTTTGGTAAGACTGATTTCTTCTGGTACCCAAAAGAACCCGCGGGCTAATTCTTCAAACTTAGCGATCTTCGGATACTTAACTTCTTCAAATCGTTGTACTGTAACTGGACCTTCTGGATCTAGAAACATTTTACGTTTGAGATAATTTGTCTGCTTTGATATATCGTATTGTGCTTTACTCATATGTTTGTCCCTGTGTTTTTCTTATAAATGGTTTCTTTGCTAACTCGTCAAATCTTTCATCGTATGGTGCGCCGGGCTCCATACCTATATATTCTCTATCTAAATCAATTATAAACACAAGTCTATATTGTTCAGTATAGTTATATGCGCTGTGTGCGTACTGATTATTAAATCCGAATATATCATCCCATCTGCACTCTTCGCCGTTAACTTCAAGGAATACATCTCCCTCTGGTATAACCAACGGAATATGTATGCGTATATATTTTCCATCTCTATTTTCAATACCGGTATGCCTATTCAATATTGCAGACGGGGCCATAATACTATATTGTGCAATAGGGCACTTGTCACCAAATTCTTTTACCAACGAATACGCTGTTTTAAATTTTATAGCACGACCGTCTAGTGGATCTATTTCATAGTTCACAGGAGAATTAGGATCTCCAATATTATATTTAAATGGCACACTTAGCCATCCATTAAGGTTGGGACGATACTGATTAGTTTTAGGATCTTTTGTGTGTATTAAGTTAGATGATGCTGAATAGCCAGCGGGAGCACCTGGAAAATCTTTTCTATTTAAACTAGGTTTCCCAAAATATTTTGATACACGTTCTAAATTCTTTTGACCATTTAAAAATTCATCGCGAAGTGCCTGCTGAAAACTCATAAGATATTCAGCGTTAGGAATTTCGTGGCGGCGATATACTGCCTGTGGCAAATTTAATAGATTAACCATGTTATTGATTTTTTAAATAATCAACATGCTCAATCGCACGATATAGCACAATGCCGGGAGGTATGTCTAGAGTCGAATCAGTATATTTGATTTTAATTTCTACATTTTTCTCGTGTAGTTCTGCCATAAGACTGTTGATTAATTCTACACTGTCTTTAATTTTAGTAATCTTATCAGCAACTTCTGGATCTGTCATAATTTACACGCCTCACAATCTTCTATTTCATCATAAACAATAGCATTATCTGCCGCATTAATTGCAATACCGTTATGTGCATTAACACCTGGCAAAATGTTAGTGTTAGTTACGTTGGCCTTGGCACCTACTTTATTAATCAAACTATAATAAATGGTCTTAATTCCCCACTTATATGCTAACATCAAATTCTTAGCAATTAAAGTACCTGGAACTTTGGCACTGGAAAAATGTGCAGGATTATAAAATGTATTTGTACTTAAACTCTGATCAATGTATACTGCTAATACTGCGGCAGTTTTTAAATAGTCAACACAATCAGTTTGATCCCACATTAATTGATACTTGTTTTTTAACCGGCGATATTCTGGTACCACCTGGACAAATGATCCTGCTTTACTTTCTTTAACACTAATAAGTTCCATAGGCATTTCAATACCATTAGTACTGTTTAGTACAACTGAACTAGACTCAACTGGAGCCACTGCCATTAAGGTAGCATTACGGATACCATACTGTTTCATCTTGGCACGAAGTGGTTCCCAATCTAGGCTAGGTGTAAAGTCTGTTAATTCATTAACTCCTTCTTTACGACGCTCCCAAGGAAATACTCCCTTACCATACCATGTGTAGGAACTACGTTCGCAGGCCCCTCTTTCTTGGGCAAGTTCTACACTGGTCTCGGTAAGGTAGTACGCTTGATGTTCCATCCAACGTTTGACTTCTGCAAGTGCTTCGAGTGTTCCATACTTAAAACTTTTACGGGCATGCCAATAGGCCAAGTTAGTAATACCAACACCTAGTGGTTCAAATTCTTTATTTGCCAGTTTGCTTTGTATACTTAGGAAGTCCTGATAGTTTAATAAGTTACTCAAACTACGAACTAGTACACGGCAGGCTTTACGCATCTCTTGTGGGTTACGGAACGCACCCCAATTTATACTGCCAAGAGTGCAAAGAGCAATCCTTCCTTCAGGATCTTCAATTCTTTGGAAAGGCCGGGTGGGTAAAAGTATTTCCTGGCATAGGTTTGACTGATAGATGGGGTCAACCGTTGTATCAAAAGGGCCTTGGTTGATAACGTTGTCGATATTAACAAGATAGATGCGGCCAGTATCAGTTCGTTCTTTGAGAATTCCGTTTTTGAATATCTCATCCGCCGGTACGCTTTTCTTTTTAACTGTTGGATGCTTTTCAAAGTTTAGATATAACTTTTCAAATTCTTCACTATCCCTGTAGTATGCTTCATATAGATCTGGAACTTCGTGAGGATCAAACAATGAAATATTTTCACCATTCTTATAACGTCTCCAGAACATGGCATTAACAACTACACTATAATCCATCTGACGTACACGAGTTTCTTCTGTACCTTGATTATTCTTTAATACAATCAAGTCTTCAAATTGATAATGCCAAATAGGAAACGTAACAGTACAACTTGCATTTCGAATACCACCTTGACTACATGAGCGTAGATCGCTAAACCATTTCTTCAAAAAGGGTATCATACCCGTATGTTTGATTTCTCCATTGCGAATTGGAGCACCTAGGGGGCGAATTCGACCTATTTCAAGGCCAATTCCCGCTCTTTTAGACGCATATTTTGCCATCATTTCGCCTGCGGCAAAAATTGAGTCTAGTGTGTCGTCACTGCTAATAAGAACACATGAACTAAATTGTTTAGTAGTCGTGCCAAGACCGGCCAGCACAGGAGTAGCAAGAGTAAAGTGACCAGCCGACGCACATTCATAATATTCTTTAACATATTTTAACCTTGTTTCTTTTGGTTCATTGTGGAATGCTGTGGCAGATGCTACAGCATAACGTACCTGCGGTGTTTCAAATATTTGACCAGTAGCACGATTTTGTACTAGATACTTTTCACTTAGTTGTGCAATGGCGGCGTAAGTGTATTCTTCGTCCTTACTATGGTCAATGAATAGATCAATAATGTTCCATTCATCTTCTGTGTACCATTCTAGTAATTCTGTTGTATACATGCCTGCATCAACATTCTTCTTTACTATGTCGTAGAGTTTAGGAGGTTCATATTCTCCATATACCTCTTTGCGTAGCATACTGACACGTTGGCGACCGGCAACATATTGATAATTGACATTATTAATTTCAGGATTCTCTGTTTCATCTATAAGGTCTACCATGGCCTTCAACAATAGTTCATCTATTGTTTCGGTACTCATTCCGTCATGTAACTCTATCTGTGCTTTAATTTCGACCATTGATGGACTAACACCATCAATTCCTCTGCAAGCATGGGCGACCTGTCTCTGTATTTTTGAAATATCGAGAGGAACACGCTCTCCATTGCGCTTGACTACTGTAATCATATTTTTTAACCTTATTAGTGCTGAGGATGATATTTACCAGGACCCATTTAGTTCTATTATATTTTCAATGAAAAACGAGTCTGGTATACTTTCAAGTAGAACAGGCCCATTATCGTTGTAGTTTATAGCCCAATGGTCATCAACACATACTATGTTATAGTAGCAGGTTTTCTGATCATTAACAAGAGTTTTAATTTCAATTTTTGTTGTTTTGAACTTCTCTGTTAACCGTAGTGTCCAGCCAATCATCAGAGCCTTGGTAAAATCATCATACTTATTTCGAACAATTATTTCCCACGGAGTCGGCCATGACTTTTGATTGTATGGGTCCACATTGTTATTGTATGGTATATAAGGAGCAGACCTCCAAAATTCACATACATCTAAAAAAGGATCTTGACTGGTATCAAGATGCTTTCGAAAGTTTGCCCAATGGGACAATCTTTCATCAACTGTTTTTTGAAACATCTATTAAACCGTTATATCTACCGTATATTCCATTATTGTATTAAATGACGAAAAACTAGAACATGTAAGACTAATAAAGTTACTACTAGTATTAGCATCGTTGGTTGAAAATACCAGGTTGTTAGATTCGTCTTGAATTGTTTCAGAATAATTATAGTAATCACTAACACTAGCAAAATTATCAGAAGATATATTTAACGTCAGTTTACCTTTTCTACTCATTCCCGCATTATTTAATTGATAATCAAAGGTAGCCATTTGATCTTTTCCGGTAAGAGGGATCTTTGCAATAATTTGATTTTGAGCATTAGGAGTTATTGTAATGCCATCGGTTCTGTTATTGATTATTTTTGCATTGGCATTTACAAGAGGGTTGTAGTAAAAATTACTTTCATAAGAAATATCCGCTCTATGAAAATAATCATTTAGTGACACATTACCCGGTGCATCAAATTTTATAATCGGTTTTGCTAAAACTGATACAGTATTATCTGGGCCAGAGGAATTATTACCAACATAAAAATAAGAATTTTCAGCACTGACTACTCCGCTGTAATTAGTAGATGTTGTGACATTGATTGCCTCGTTGTATATAAAAGTAAATTTATTTTTAGAGATATATGTATTATAAGGCAATACTAAATTTGTATTAGTAGTTATATATACCCCAGATCCTAAATTTGAAAAATTATTATTCTCAATAATGGTATTACTGATCTTACCTAATTCTATTATGCCAGTTCTCATTAGAGAAAAATCACAATCGGCAATTTTGATATTTCTACATATAACTGTACTTTCGTCTACTCCTAAATAACCTCTTGCTAAGATTCCTGTTCCAGCAAATCTATAGTTTGTAACGGTATTAAGCGTGGTAAATTTAACATTATGAATTTTAGGATTTTCAGTGTTATCTAAATAAATTAATGGATATGTGTTATTTTGATTTCCGCTATATGCTAGAGTCATTTTAGAAATAGTAACATCTCTAGACGCACGAGCATCAAATTGCATACCCTGTTCATAGTGGGCACCTAACGCATCAACTGTTCTAAACATACCTGTACCTGCACTATCTAAAACTAATGTTGTAATACCTGCGCCTTCTCCTTCTAATGTTACCATCGGTGGAAGGTCAACTATTCCAGAGATAGTATATTGTCCTGCAGGTATTTTTAATGTTCTTATAGTCGCTGTGCTATAATAACTGTTTGAATATATATCATTGATGGCAGTTTTTAATACCTGTGTGATATCGCCGTTTAAGGTTGTTTGACTAAAATCTGAAAGACTGACAAATAGATCTAATTTCTTAGCAACTGTTGTAGTTGTACTTCTAAAATATATAGAATCTAAATCGTCTCTGTATCTATAGGTACTAGTACTAGCAATAGAGCCAGTAGTTCCTCCACCTAACACGTCAAAGATATTTTTTAAATCTACATCAGTTAAGATACGTGTGTTTGCGTCACTGCTTGCACCTTCGACAATTCTTTTACCTATGTAAAGATGCTGTGTATCTTCTGCCCAGCCAAACTCGCCAGGATCTAACTGTGGTACGCCTGTAACGTTTTCTTGTCCTCTTCTGACCTGAATGCGAGCGATTTCTATAACTGCCATATTCTTTTCTCCGATATGTTATTTATCGGTATCAATACTAAATATTAGTGTCAGTCGCGACACGCCAATGTCCACTAACTCTAACGCTTTGAAGGAGCATCAGCATGATATTTATAGATAACAAATACACTCGTTGGTATTACAGTATTGTAACTAACGCTAACTCTCGTATACCTACAGGGTATACTGAAAAACATCACATTATTCCTAAATCGTGTGGTGGAAACAATTCAAAAGAAAACTTAATTAAATTAACACCAAAAGAACATTTTATATGTCATCTATTATTAACTAAAATGGTTAATGGACATAATCGACATTTGATGGTTTATGCGTTTCATGGACTTAAGGCTAAACAAAATAATCAAAGCAGGTATTCTAGTAAATTAGAAGTTACTGCTAAGATCTATCAGAAATTAAAAGAAGAACTCAGCCTAATTAAAAAGTTACAAACACCCTGGAATAAAGGAAAAACAGGACTGCCTTCATCTTGGAATAAAGGAATAACACCGTCCGAAGAAACTAAACAAAAAATTCAAGATGCTCGTGCTAAACAAGATATGAGTTATCGAAAAGGAGTTTCTCCTAGTACAGAACAACGAGAAAAGATAAGTCAAACTCTTAAAGGTAATATACCTTGGAATAAAGGGAAGAAAGGAGTCGGATCATTTTCTACAGATAATCCTATGAAAAATCCCGACTCTATTAAAAAAATGTTAGAAACTAGACGACTTAACAAAGAGAAAAAGTTATCTATATAACTTATAGTATTCTTCTACTTTGCTAAGCCACATGTCTTGATATTTGTTGAAGTCTTGTGGTAATAAATCAAATTGTTGATATACTTCGCCACCTGGCTTCATTGTATCATCGCCGCGACTGACCATAAAGATGTGTCCTTCACGCATATCTGTACCGTACACTTCATTATGTGCTAATGTATAAGCCATTAATTGTAGATAATAATCTTCAACCCATTCTGCTTTTTTAGGTTTGTTAGTTTGTTTATAATCAGCAATACATGGTTTACCTTTGTATACACATACTAAGTCAGTAGTACCGCTATACAAGCCCGGAAAGTACAATGACTGTTCCATAGCCCATACTTCTTCAACATCTTTTAATCCATGTTCGATAATAACATTTGCCATTGCATTGGCTTTGATATGAACTGGATTGTTGCCGGGTTGACGTTGCTCTCCGATAAGAAATCGTTCTAAATTAGCATGAAGTCCAGTACCAACACCTGCGGCTTCTGTGGTAATCTGTTGTGCTTTATCCTCACCAATTCGTTTCTTCCATTCATTTAAGTGTGTCATATCTTTAGTTGCACTTAAAATAGTGGTAACACTAGGTAGTGTTTCGCCGTCTGGAGTTTGATAAACACGTTTACGTGTAACCGGATCGTTTACTTGTTTACAGTTTTTATATTGGAATCGTTCAACGAACGGAGGAGTATAGATAGTCATATAGTTAATTATAACTATCTAAATTTGAAATGTCAAAGATTCGAGCCTAAATTCTTCGAGTTTGCCGCGGCCATTTTGTCCACACTAGGACCGGTGGGCTTTTGTTGAGCACTACCAGCGGCGTCTTTTGGTGTTTCTGCACCTTGTACTTTGGTATTCAAGGTAATTGTACCATCATCAGATACATCTTTGATAACATCACCATTTGGATCAACACTATTCTTTAGAGCAATAAGAGCATCCGGAGTACTGATACCCAAACCAAATGGTTTTAGAATGTTCATCACAACGGGAAAGGGCAGTTGACTTTCCTGCCCTTCTTTGTCTGCTAGACCTTGCATGACTGCTAGGACATCTCTAGCAGACCCAAGGTCTACTTCAAATAATCTCATTTTGCTAGTTTTGAAATGATACTATGTGCTTCTGCTAGTTTACGTGCGCGACGTTGTTCTTTGTTTTCGCGAATTGCACGGCCTGCGGCTTCGGCGCCGCCAGCGGCTGCATCACTTGCACCAAACTCATCACCTGCTGGCTCTGGGTTCATCATGTCCGGACCTGCGGTATCCATACCTGGCTCCATTCCCATTGGGGCTTCTGGAGCGGCACCACCTGCTAGACTAGCAACGGCACCACTGATGGCTTCA